ACTCTGGCTTTTCTCTTTCGAGAGTTTTAATGGCGGAATCATCTAATGATGTGATTACATCCGCCAACAAGAAAGCCCACTTAGTGGGCGTTGAACCGTGGGTTCAAGAAAGGGACGTTTTGTCCCTGAAGACGTTTCCGTCTACTAGTGTCCTCAAATGGGGGCACAAAGGTGAGCACTTATGTAAGTGCTCAGAACAGAAGAGGCATCGCAGCCTCTTCGATTTCAATCTGCTGTTTACAGCAGATAATATCATCGGCAAAGGTGAGATGCCGAAAATTCATGTCTGCCATAATGCAGACAATATCTGGGAGTGTAAGCTCCCTAGAGCCCTAACAGGCTATGATAGCCGGGTCACATTTGACCGGCTTAAAGTGAAGGATGCTCTGCGCGTCCTCAAGAAAGGTACCTATTGGTATCCTCAGCTTACGAAAGGTCGTAAGCTAAAAGAATCCGCTTTTCAGCGGAAGATGCTCCGGCTTCTTGCCGGATGTTCCTCTCCCGAAGGGAGAGATAATTATACCTACCTAAAGTCTAGGCAGGTGAATAATGCCGCTCTTCAGCGGTTTCGGAGCCTTTTGGCTCTAGTTGATGGCCTGCTCATGCAGGTCGTATTAGCCTTTCCGGGCTCCCTTGAATTTCAAGGATGGTCGAGAATCGACCAAATTATGAGATCTATGATCTCCAACTGCCTTGATGATTATTTCAAGGATATTGACCCTGATAGGGTCTTGACCTTTAGTAAGGTTAAGGATGTCCGAAAGGACATCAAAAGGCACGGTTTTAATCCGGCCAGTGATATGACCAAGGTCATAGTTCCGCGGGAACTTTCCGCGATTAGAGTGGCTTTGTCACTCATAAGGGGTAAGACCCCTCTCAGTCATTACCAGGTAATGATAATGGCACAAACCCGTGCCTGCGGCGTTCCGCCGCGTGCGATATATGATCGCACTCTCGCCAAAACCAAGGCGATTCTGACGACTCCGTCAGACAAGGAGATGTATCGTCTCCTAGAAGGGCCACTTTGTTTGGCCGTTGATCACTTTTACAGTGACTTGCTCGTCCGTTTAGGGTCGGGCAGAGAACGCTTCTTTGAAAGCGTTGTAAAGGAGGCTAAAATCTCCTTATCGGACTCAGGTGAGTTCTTTACCAACACGAACGTTGGTGGAAAGCTGGAAGCAGCTAGGCGTGTTCTCCACGCAAATCGGGAAATTCCCGAAATCGACCTTGAAACAGGTCAATTCACCGGCAGACAATTGTCTGCGGAAAACTCGTCACAAGGCGAGTTATTGTTCCACTGGGCATGTGGAACCTTCAAAGACAGAACTACTGTCTACAAACGCAACTGTATGAGTTGCAGAATCAGCCTTGTGGCTGAATTAGGAAAGTACCGTACAATTACGGTATCTACATTGCAGCATGCGCTGCTATTACACCCATTTTCTCATATGGGTTTGAAAATTCTCGAGGCCATGCCCGAGGATCAAAGCGGTATTGGTGCCGCAAATCATGCTTGGAATTTTTTCAAGCGTCTTTCGCACAAGAATCCAAGTGCGTCATTCCTCTTCAATGAGGGTATACAAACTAGTGTGACTAGTTTAGACTGGGAGCAGGCGACTGACTTCCAGGATCCATACATGGCTGGTGCCATGATCAACCGTTTGATGCGGTTATTAGGCGTACCGAATTGGTATCGCGAAACAGTGCTCTTTGCACTGACAGGTCCACGTCAAGTGGAAACATTGGATAGGAACGGAGTTCCTATCGAAGTATTTTACACCAAGAGAGGTGTATTGATGGGTGACCCAGTCACCAAAGTGGTTCTCCACTTGCACCATGCGATTGGTGCGAATATCGCAATGATATTCCTTAGGTCCTTAACGGACCCAGATTCCGACAGTGAGTCGGAGGAAGATGATTAACATCATCTGGTGTTTACACCTAGCGGACTTAGTTCGTGTTAGGGGGTTTGACTCCCCCACAAACCACCACGCGGTGAAAGCTCCAAA